ACTCGCTGCGACCGTGAGTCAAAGGACTGTCCAAGGACCCATTGACCGGCCGCCGCTCGTTGCGGTTTGCACCGTTGTTGCGTGCATGCACCAGCCGTGCAACAGGCACGCCTGTATTGATCCCGGTGGGGGACGGGGCTTTTCTTGTCATGGGTTCTCCCCGGCTATCCCCGGCAATCCCTCGCGCCGTAGCAGCATGTCCGCTACCGTCGCTACATCCAGTTCCTGCGCGGCGTGCGCATCGAGGATCTCCCGCACGATGGCTGACACTTCCTCCCCCGTGACCCTGTGCCGGGCTTCGAGCCAGGCATGGGTGCGTGGCGTGATCTTGGCCCGGAGGTCGTACAGGTCAAGGGACATATCAGGCGACAGCCGACTCGAAGAACGATTGCAATGTCAGCTCCCCGCCCGCGCGTTCGATCAGCACGGGTATGTCCTTCGTGCGTGGCGACCGGGCGCCATAGCGCCAGCTTTCCACGGCGCGCCGGCTTACCCCCAGACGCTGCGCGGCGGCGTCTGGTCCGTTCTCCTCGATGAACTGTTTCAGCGTTTTCGTTTCCATGCCCACGGAAAGTACACGTAGCGTGTAGCTATGTCAACACAGTACGTGCAGGCAAGGTTGCTGGTGCTGTCCGACACTTCCTGTATGGAATGGATGGCAGAGCAAGGCCGACGCCTAAAGGCTGCCAGAGAGGCCAAGGGACTGACCGTAGAACAGCTCGCGGACTTGAGCGATGGAGGGCTCAAGGCGTCGAGGATCAGCAACTATGAGCAGGGCACGCGCGGCATGAAGCCGCCGCAGGCAAAAGAGCTTGCGAAATTACTGGATGTCAGCCCGGCTTACCTGCTCACGCTGACCGATGACGCCGACCTTTCCGACCGGGAACGCATGCTGCTCGCCCTGTTCCGGCAAGCGGATGATCGCGGCAAAACCGCTATCACTCGCCTTGCGGAATCTGAATGCCAGGCGTCGGTAGTTAACCACCGCTGAACCCGCATCTCGGCCCGGGCGTTATCTTTCGGCCCTTGTCTACACAAACCGTGTTGACAGGATTACACGGTGCGTGTAGTTTTAATCCCAAGCCGCCCACACCGGGCGCCGAGGGAGAACAGCACCATGACCCACCCCACCCGCTCCGCCTGGGACAACTCGCGCCACTGGCCGGTATGCCACCGCAGCCAGCACGACGCCGGCCTGCCCGAAGGCCCGCTGCATGACGAACCCGTCACGAACCGGCACCGCTTCTACTTCGGCCTGCTGATGGGCGTGCTGGTGTTCGGCCCCGGGCTGGTCGACCTGTGGCTGTCGTTCTGATGGGCGCCATCGCGCTCGAGTGTGCGGCCGAAGCCGCTGCCGGCCGCGCGTTCGATCTCGACCTTGTGGGGATCACGGATGCCACGGGCGAGCTTGTGGGGTTTCGCCTCTACACACCGGACGGCGAGCGCACCTCGCGAATCTACCTCTCGCGCGAGGACGCCCTCGACGCGTGGATCAACCGATCAATCGAATGGGAGAGCTAAATGGATACGATTCAAGAAACGACGATAACCGCGCATCAGGTCTGCACAGTTTTGCGGCGATCTGCCACCAACTCCCATTTGCCCGAGGGCAAATTATGGCTTGAGGTGTTAACACTTGCCGTTAAAGACTTGCGTTGTGGTTCCACGTTGCATCGTCGTTCCGCAAGGGCTTTTGTTGAATCGCCACACTTTATAAATGTTTGCGACCTTGCCGGATTAGATCCGACTTATGCCAACGAGTTGATCAAAGCAATCGGGACATCTGTTGATGTTGTGTGCGCCGCATGAAGGCCGACCAGATCCTGCGTGCCGGCCTCGATACCCTGGTGGCGCGCGGCGTGAAGCGCGACCAGCCCGACGGCGAGCGATCCATGCCGCGCATCGTGCGCGTGTTCGAGGCGATCACCGGCATACGCCTGACCGAGCGCGAGGGGCTGCTGTTCATGGTCAGCATGAAGCTGGTCCGCGAAGGCCGCGGCGCACCGGATGCCGACGACTACATCGACCTGGCGAACTACGTCGCGCTGTGCGGCGAGGCCGCGCTGGCAACTGGTAAGGATTCCTTACCAGTTCACGCCGCACCCTCAGTTGTCAACGAACAGTTGACCACTGCCGAGACCGCCCACGCCGAGCTGCAGGACTTGCTGGCGCAGCGCGCGGCGCAGCTTGGCCCCGTCGTCACTGTGCGCCCCTGCAAAGCCTGCGACGGCACCGGCAACTGCGCCATCAACCGGGATCGGTACAACACGCCCTGCCCGGCGTGCAACGGGACAGGCCACCGGCAATTCATGGAGGCCGCATGCAGCGCGACCTGATCGACAGCCACGCCATCCAGGCGCAGGCGAAACGCGATGCCGATCGCCTGCGCGAATGGTATCGCCACCGGGGACGCAAGCAGGCCACCGGCGGCGAGCCGAGCCCGGCACAGGTCCGCGAATACCTGAAAGCCCTGCGCGAGCTGCTGGGAGAGCCGGCCCCGTGAAAAACGAACAACGCCACTGGACGCTCTACGAGATCGACGAACTGCGCGAGCGCTACCCGACGACCGACACGCGCCAGATCGCCCGCGACATGGGCCGCAGCATCACCGGCGTGCAGCGCAAGGCGCAGGATCTCGGGCTGCGCAAGGTGGTGCCGCAGCGCGGCGGATCGTTCCGGCGCTGGAGCGACGAGGATCTGGAGTTCCTGCGCGAGCACTACGCCACCATGATCACGGACACCCTGGCGAAGAAGCTCGGCCGCAGCGTGCGCACGGTCTACTCCACGGCCGCCGAGCTGGGCCTGCGCAAGGATCGCGTCACCACCGATGCGATGCGCAGCGCCGCCATGCGGGCGAAGCGGGACCAGGCGCGGGCGGCCAAGCAGAAGAAGCTGGCACCGAAACGCCCGGCCCGCACACCGCTGCCGCCCGTCGTGACGCTGACCGAGGCGCAGATCGCCCACCGCAAGCGCCTGCAGCGCGAGGCCATCGAGAAGCTGGTGGAGCATGGGATTGATGAACACCAGGCGGAACTGGCAACGCATCTGATTGTGCGTAAGTTGGTGCCGGGTTTGAGGTTCGATCTGTGACATACCACGACTTCGTGCGCCGCAAGCTGGCCGCTATCCCGCCGGCCGGGATCGCGCCACCCGACATTCTCGCCGGGCCGCTGTTCCCGCACCAGGACGCGCTTTGCCGTTGGGCAATCAAGCGCGGACGCGCGGCCGTGTTCGCCGACACCGGACTCGGCAAGACGCGCATCCAACTGGCATGGGCTGACGCAATCCATCGGGAGACAGGCCACGATGTCATCATACTGGCCCCACTGGCCGTGGCCGAGCAAACCGTCGAGGAAGGCGCGGACATCGGCGTTTGGGTGAATCATGCGCGCACGGGCGTTGACGTGGTGCGCGGTATCAACATCACCAACTATGAACGACTGCACCGTTTCGATGCCGAGCGCTTCGGCGCTGTGGTGCTGGACGAGTCGAGCTGCATCAAGCATCACGACACGAAGACGCTGGCGATGCTGCTGGCGGCTTTTCGGCAGACACCGTACAAGCTCTGCGCCACGGCCACACCCGCGCCCAACGACTGGACGGAACTCGGCACGCACGCCGAATTTCTGAATGTCTGCACCCAAGCCGAAATGCTCAGCGAATACTTTGTGCATGACGGCGGCGAGACTCAAGTATGGCGGCTGAAAGGCCACGCACGCGAGGAGTTCTGGCGATGGGTTTCGTCGTGGGGCGCACTGGTTCGATCCCCATCGGATCTCGGGTATGACGGATCGGCGTATGTCCTGCCGCCGCTGAATGTCTCGCAGCACATGAGCGAAACCGATGCCGAGGCCCACGAGGGCATGCTGTTCGCGCTCGAAGCCAGCACGTTGTCTGACCGGCGCGCGGCCCGAAAAGCCAGCATGGAGCATCGTGTTAGAGACTGCGCGGACATGGTGAACGGTGACCCGCAGCCGTGGGTAGTTTGGTGCGATCTTAATGCCGAGTCTGAAGCCCTCACGAAGGCCATACCGGGCGCCATCGAGATCCGTGGAAGTCACACCGTCGAGCAAAAGGAAAAGGCGCTTGCCGACTTCGCGCATGGCCGCGCCAGGGTGATCGTGAGCAAGCCGTCTATCTGCGGCTTCGGTCTCAACTGGCAGCACTGCGCCCGCATGGCATTCGTCGGCGTGACGGACTCATTCGAGGCGTACTACCAAGCCGTGCGACGGTGCTGGCGCTTCGGGCAAAAGCGCCCCGTTGACGTTCATATTTTTGCCTCGCACCTCGAGGGCGCCATCATCGCGAACCTGCGCAGGAAAGAAGCGGATGCTCTGGCGATGTCGGAGTCGCTGGCCGCTCAAACCGGCGCGGCCGTGCGTGATTCCGTGCTCGGATCAATTCACCAGACGAATGAATACAATCCATCGCGGGCGGTGAGATTGCCCGCATTCATGAGGCAAACAGCATGAACTGCATCAATCAGGAAGTGACGGACAAGTGGGCAATTTACAATGGCGATTGCGTCGAGGTGATCAAGGGACTGCCCGATCATTCCATCGGCTACTCGATATTTTCGCCGCCGTTTTCCAGCCTGTACACGTACAGCAATAGCCCGAGGGATATGGGAAACTGCCGCAACGATGATGACTTCTTCGAGCACTTCGGCTACCTGATCGACGATCTGGCGCGAGTGATGAAGCCGGGCCGTGACGTGTCGTTTCACTGCATGTTGCTGCCGACCAGCAAGGTGCGCGACGGCGTGATCGGGTTGAAAGATTTTCGCGGCGATCTGATCCGCGCGTTTCAGGCCCGCGGCTTTGTCTACCACTCGGAGGTGGTGATCTGGAAAGATCCCGTCACGGCGATGCAGCGCACGAAGGCGCTGGGCTTGCTGCACAAGACCGTGCGTACCAATGCCAGCATGAGCCGCCAGGGCATCCCCGACTATCTCGTGACGATGCGCGCTCCAGGCGACTGCGTCGACAAGGTGACGCACACCGACTATCCGGTAGACAAGTGGCAAAAGGTCGCCAGCCCAATCTGGATGGACATCGATCCCAACGACACGCTGCAATTCCGATCGGCACGAGAGCACGACGACGAGCGGCACATATGCCCGCTTCAGCTCGAAGTGATCCGCCGCGGAATCGAGCTGTGGACCAATCCCGGCGACATCGTGCTATCCCCTTTCACCGGGATCGGCAGCGAGGGGTATGTCGCCGTCGAGATGGGAAGGCGATTCATCGGCACCGAGCTGAAGGAGTCCTATTTTCGGCAGGCGGTTGCCAATCTGCACTCGCTCGATCGGCAGCATGGACTGTTTGGTGATGTCGCATGACCCGACGCCCTGGACCTCGCAGGACATCGCGACCCTGCGCGCGATCTACGCCGAGACGCCCACGGCAGCCGTGGCCGAGCAGCTCGGTCGCGGGGTGCGGGCCGTCTACGACAAGGCGAACGAACTGCGCCTGAAGAAAGATCCGCACTACCTGCTGGCGCAGCGCCGGGAGAACGTGCGGGCGGCGGGCGCCTCCACGCGATGGGCGCCGGGCACCGCGCCCTGGAACAAGGGCATCCCGTATGACAGCGGCCCGAACTCGCACGAGACCCGCTTTCGCCCCGGCAACACGCCGCACAACTGGGTGCCGGTGGGCACGTACCGGGTCAACCGCGACGGGTATCTCGACCGCAAGGTGACGGACAAGCGCGGCGGCGCGAGGGACTGGGAGGCGGCGCACCGGCTGGTCTGGAAGGAGGCGCACGGCGAGATCCCGGCCGGTCATGTCGTGGTGTTCCGCCCCGGCCGCGCCAGCACCGTGCTGGAGGACATCACGCCGGCCGCGCTCGAACTGGTGACGCGCCAGGAACTCATGCGGCGCAACACCGTTCACCGCTACCCGGAAGACGTGAAAGCCGCGATCCGCCAGCTCGGCGTGCTGCACAGACGAATCAACGAGAGGACGAACAGCCAATGAAGAACAAGA